TTAAATATAATCTTCCCAATCAATTCCATAATAATCTACCCATTTTTGAACTCTAGAAGGATGAAACACTTTCATAACCAATTCTTCCTTAAATTTGGATGTGCGTTCCTTAGATTTCCGCTTCATACTACAAATCGGAAACACGTATTTTTCCATTAGATTAGAAGATAACTCCCAATAATTCCAATTTTTATCTGGATTTGCTTTCACGATATCCCATGTTATATTTGGATTTTTAGATAACCAAGTATACATCCAATCCTCATCTGAATTTGCCTGTACGATGTCCCACGTAATATTTGGATTATAAGATAAATAAACATAATTCCAAGGTATATCTGGATTTGCTTGGACGATTTCCCATGTAATATTTGGGTTTAGACATAGATAACCATAATCCCAATGTTTATCTGGATTTGCTTTCACGATATCCCAAGTGATATTAGGATTTAGAGATAAATAGCTATAATTCCAAGGTTTATCAGGGTTTGCTTGTACTATGTCCCATGTAATGTTGGGATTCATGGATAACCCGTAATAACTCCAGTCTTTATCTGGATTTGCTTTCACAATATCCCATGTTATGTTTGGATTTCCAGATAACAAACTATACCTCCAATGTTTATCTGGATTTGCTTGTATGATGTCCCATGTAATATTTCGATTTGCTGATAACCCCCAATAATAACTCCAATTTTTATCCGGATTTGCTTGTACGATTTCCCATGTAATATTTGGATTCCAAGATAACGTTGGATAATCCCAAGGTTTATCTGGGTTTGCTTGTACGATTTCCCATGTTATGTTTGGATTATAAGATAAACAAGTATAATCCCATTCTTTATCAGGATTATCTTTCACAATATCCCATGTAATATTGGGATTTTTAGATAAATAATCATAACACCAATCTTCATCCGGATTATCTAGAATGAATTGAAACCACGTAGAGGTAAACGTCATTTTTGATGATAAAAAAATGTTTTAATCATTAATCAATTTTTATTTCTTTCTACGCCTTCTTTGACGACTTAGTAGCCTTGACAGCCTTGGCAGCGTTTGTCTTAATGACCTTAGGCACAGTCTTCCACTCACTTGGCATCTTTGCTAGCCAGTCAGCATCAGTAATGCCCTTGGGATGGAACTCTAGAAACAGAGTACACTCCCAAGTCCGAATGTTCTTGTTTTCGCCAAAACCCTCTGTGCTGTTGTCCGTGGGACGGAACTTCTTCACAATGGTAAAGTTGCTTCCAAAGAGTTCAGCAAGCTTGTAGCGGATATCAGTCCACTCATAGACCCAGTGCTTAGGTGCGGGATCCTCTTGGCGAGTAATCTCCTCCCCAGCCTCGTTCTTCTCCGTGATAGTAGGAGGCTCCGCAAGAGGCTGGCACAGCTCATGGTAGCCGAGACGGATCGCCGCATCACGGTAAGTCTCACCCGTCTTGAATTCCTTCTTACCACCGAGCGACTTGCTCTTCTTGTCTCCAAAGTTGGTCATATAGTAGGTGAAGAACGGAGCTTGAATGTGCTCAGCACGCATTGCAACACCCTTGCGGATCTTGTAAGCGAGATCATCCTTTGCCAGCACCTCACGACCATCACGTAGAGTGATAGTAGAGTTCATGTACTCCTTGATCTCGTCCAAGAAGGACTGTTCATATCGCTTGAAATACTCTTGTGCCTTGTTGTGATCATTCTTCTCGCTGTATTCAGACACGAGATCCTGAACGAAAGACTCAGCGAACATTTTAAAGGTTAGAGGTTAGAGGATTTGAGATCTTGACTACTTGAATGGAATAATGAAGTTGTGGAAAAAAACAATTCAATTTTTTTGCGTCCACTCTTACATGAAAAAGAATCTTCTTTTTTCTTTTGTTTTTTTCTTTTGTTTTTTTTTCTTTTGTTTTTTAATCTTCTGCAGCAAGAATCTTCTTGACCCGCTCACTCATCTCCCCCTTCACGATCTTCTTGCCGTTCCACGTTCCCACCCACTTCATGTCGCCTTCAGAGCTAAAGAGCTCATTCTCATCTTCGTCCTTGAGATACTCAACGCCCTTGAAAGTGAACGCTGAGAACTTGGGATGCTCATAGGCCTCCTCCTCTTCCTCCTCTTGCTCCTCCTCTTCCTCCTCTTGCTCTGCCTTTGGCGTCACAACAGTAGGCTTTGGCTTATCATCCGTCTTCTTTGCCTTCGGGGGACGGCCACGAGGCTTCTTCTCGCTTACCGAGCCAGACTCTGAGCGGCTCTTCTGAGTATCGCTCTTGTAGTCAGGATTCGCCTCTAGATACTCAATGGCCTTCTTGACTTCGTCCAGAGCAGGTGCCGTGTTACCCTGCTTATGAAGATAGCCGGCCACCTTGAGGCCAAGACCAGTTGGCATCTTCTTACCATCGAGAGCCTCCTTGAGAAGAGGCATATAGACCTCCTTAAGCAGAGTCGCCCATGCGCTGAGAGGCTTCTTGGGGGCATCAGGATCCTTCTCCTTCTTAGAACGCTTAGTCTTGACCGGCTCTGAGGCTTGAGCAAGCTCAAGAGCCTTGATGCGGCTGCGGAGCTCTGCGATCTCATCCTTCATGGTGGAAATGACTGCTGCGGACATCTTGTGCGAGAGTGTTTAATGGCTTGTTACTGCTCTATAGACTCGTTTGGAATACTATCTTTCAGGGGGTTCTGCCGTTCAATTTTTTTTTTGAATTGAATACAAGAGCCTAAAATACCTCTTATAGGCTCTTATACATCTTTCAATTTTTTTTACAGATTGAAAAACAGAGCAAAAGATGATACAGAGGGTTAGTGCTATTTTTAGTTAGTTTTTCAATCTGTAAAAAAAATTGAATAAAGCATCCGCCACAAGCCTAGTATTCATTCTACACTATAGAGCAGTAGCACACAAGATGTCCGCAGCAGTCATTTCCAGCATGAAGGACGATATCGCAGAGCTGCGTGCTCGTATCATTGAGCTAGAGAAGAAGAACTCCGAACCTAAGGACGCAGAACCTAAGGAGGAAGCAGAAGCTATGGACGCAGAAGCTATGGACTCAGAACCTAAGAAGCCCATCATTCAAGTAGATACACACAATCCTAAGATTATAAGTGCACGTGTAGAAAAAGATCATGCTAAGTTTTATAGTTCAAATAAGGAGCAGACAGAATGGTTTGTAAGCCTTTCAAATACTGGTTGTCTTTACCTTTCTAGGGATAAAGGACGGACATACTATATGCTTGATCGTTGTAGTAAGTTGCCACCAGTTCGTTTTAACGATAAGGCATTGAAGATAACGATTAACTCAACAAATAAACTGGTCTTCTTTGAACAGTCTGATTATGATGAAACAAAGAAGATGTTCAAAGTCTATTATCCTTAAAAATAAAAAAAATTGAAGCCATAAACATACTTTTTAATTAGTATTTAGGATGGATAAGCAAGCCGCCGCACATGTCAAGGCTGCTCTTGAAGCACCAGTTCTTGCAAATGTACAAGCTCAGCTTCAGACACTAGAGTTAGGAATCCCGTATGATATTGAGATTTATTTGATGTTTTATAGAATAGAATTTACACGTATCTATAGGGAACTCTTTAAGAAGTATAGCGAATAATGAATAATGAATAATGAATAATGAATAATGAATAATGAATAATGAATAATGAAAAAAATTGATTTTTTCAATAACTTTTTTTTGTATTTTTATCCCTGTTTAAAAGAATAGCACGAAGAGTATCAAGGAAAATGTCTACTAATATTGGAGTTAAGGGTTCTGACATCTATACTCACGAGGAGGTAGATAACTCTCGTGTGGTGCTTTCTGCTCTGCTAGTCCGCGGAGCCGACAAGACAATGCTGGAAGAAAAGATGATCAAGATTCTAGATGAAGGTCATCTGGAAGATGCCTTTGTGCTTGCTTTCATGAATCGCAACATCCGTGGTGGAAAGGGTGAGCGTCAACTCTTCTACGCACTCTACTCTGTGCTACTGAAGAAGCATCGTGATCTCGCAATCCATCTGCTTGATCTGGTGCCTCACTTTGGCTACTGGGGAGATGTGTTCACTTTGGCTGAGCAGCACACGGATATTGAGGGCGATGTTCTAACGCTCACCACACAGAAGCTAGTGGAAGATGAGATCGCAATGGCACAAAAGAAGCCAGCATCTCTGCTAGCAAAGTGGATTCCGCGTGAAGGCAAGCCTCTAGCAAAGCAGCTTGCAAGCGTGTTGAGCAAGAAGCCAATGATCCAAGCACGTCTGGCAGACTATCGCAAGCGTGTCTCAGCACTCAACAAGTATATCCAAACGACAGAGATCGCTATGTGCGGAAACACGTGGGACAAGATTATTCCAGATAAGGTCGCTGCTCGGTGTATGAAACTTCATACTAAGGCCTTTCTCAATGAGTCACTAAAGGGTCATGAGCTCCGCAAGCCAGATGATATGGTGCGCAACACATGTCGTGAACACTTCCAGATCTATTTTGCTCAGACAGCAAAGGGTACTAAGATGGCAAAGGGAGCAGATACTCTCTATCCTCACGAGATTGTAAATCGGGTCAGTCTTAATAAATCTTCTGGTGATGAGCGTAATGCTCTCATTGGTGCGTGGAACGCCTTTGTGGTGAAGGCAAAGGAAGGATCTGAAGGTGGAAGAGGGTTGGGTCGCTCAATCCCTATGTGCGATTTCAGTGGTTCTATGGCTGGTCTGCCACTAGAAGTATCTCGTGCTCTCGGCCTTCTCATCAGTGAGGTCACCACAGATGCTTTCAAGGGAAAGATGATCACCTTTGATTCAACACCTCAGATGGTGGATCTGCCAAAGATGGGAGATATCTTCCACAAGGTTGAGTATCTCAATCGTCACAGCCAGTATGGTCAAGGTATTTCAACGGACTTCCAAAAAGCAATGGATCTGGTTCTTTCCAATCTTGTAAAGCATCGTGTACCTGTTGGCCAAGAGCCAGAAAATATTATTGTCCTCACAGATATGGCATGGGATCAAGCGTGCGGTTCTAGCGAGACCAACTACTACACGACGCCACGCAACTCTTATAGTCACAATGTCAAGACCACACCTTGGCAGACCCATCTCCAGATGATTCGTGCTGCGTTCAAGCAGACTGGTGAGACGATGTGGGGTGAAGGCAAGGGCTACACAGTTCCTCGCATTGTCATCTGGAACCTTTCTCCTATGTGCGAAGACATGCACGCAAAGGCAGACGAAGAGGGCGTGGTGATGCTTTCTGGTTGGTCTCCTAGCCTCTTCAAGGTGCTAATGACAGAGGGTGTAGATATGGAAACTGTCACACCATACAAGGCACTTCGCTACCAGATGGACGATACGATGTATGATGTGATCCGCCAGAGGATTGTTGAGTGGAAAGCAAAACATTAAAAAAAATTGATTCATGGCTAACATTTTTTTTAGTATTAAGCTAAAGAGGAAAATGACGTCTAAGTGGTTTCAATATATTCTGGATAATCCAGATAGGCCATGGAATTATGATCATTTATCAGAAAATCCAAACATAACATGGGAAATCGTACAAGCAAATCCAGATAAAGATTGGAATTGTAGTTGGTTATCTCTTAATCCAAATATATCATGGGATATAGTACAAGCAAATCCAACGAAACCTTCTACACCTTGGAATTATGCTTGTTTATCAGCAAATCCAAACATTACATGGGACATAGTACAAGCAAATCCAACTAAACCTTGGGAATATGATTGGGGTTTATCTTCTAATCCCAACATTACATGGGACATAGTACAGGCAAATCCAACTAAACCATGGAATTATAGTGTATTATCTATAAATCCAAACATCACATGGGATATTGTACAAGCAAATCCAACTAAACCATGGAATTATAGTTGTTTATCTATAAATCCAAATATCACATGGGATATTGTACAAGCAAATCCAAATAAACCATGGGATTATGCTTATTTATCTAATAATCCAAATATAACATGGGATATTGTACAAGAAAATCCAACTAAACCATGGGATTATTATTATTTATCTGTGAATCCAAATATCACATGGGACAATGTGGAAGCAAATCCAACTATACCATGGGATTATTATATGTTATCTATAAATCCCAACATTACATGGAGTATCGTAAAAGCAAATCCAACTAAGGATTGGAAGTATACTCGGTTATCTCGAAATCCAAATATATCATGGGAAATCGTACAAGCAAATCCAGATATACCATGGGATTATGAATGGTTATCTTTTAATCCAATGTCAAAATATGAATTCCCGCTTTGTGTGATGATGCGCAGAGCTAAGGAAAGAACCGCTGTTATTAAGGAAGAGTTGGTAATGAAAGTGTTTCATCCTTCTAGAGTTCAAAAATATATTGATTACTATGGAATTGACTGGGATGATTATATTTAATCTTCAAGAGTGTAAAGAACACCCCCTCTTATTAATAAAGTTACACACAAAAAAAATTGATTTGTTTTTTGCCATAAATACAGTATTCCTAGCAAGTATTCAAGTATTAAAGTATTAAAGTAAAATGGCAGCCGCTAAGATTACAGCTCTTGAGAAGAGGATGGAGGCTCTGAAGGACGAGAACGCAGAGATGCGCAATCGTATTGCTATTCTAGAGGCTTCTATTGAGAAGATCAAGATTAGTGATGTTGCTCCCCCCGCAAAGAAGGCAAAGAAGGAACACAAGCCTCGTGGCTCTTCAGCATGGAATCTCTTTGCCAAGAAGGTTCATGCTGACATGAAGGCAGCCAATCCAGATGCTAAGTTTAAGGCGCCAGAGATCGCACAAGAAGCAAAGCGTCGCAAGGATGCTGGCGAGTATGATGAGGCTCACTGGAAGACAGTCCTTGAGAAGACGAAGGCCTCTAGCAGTGCTTCAGAGGCAGAAGTGACCGCAGTTGAGTCAGAGGCTGAAGCAAAGTCTGAAGCTGAGGTAAAGTCTGAAGCTGAAGCAAAGCCTGTAAAGAAGCACAGCAAGAAGACTAACAAGAAGGATTAGATAAAATATTAAATATATAAGAAAAAACAAAAGAAAAGAGCATACTTTTTTTATGCGTTTGTATTAGAATGAATAATGCTATTGAAACGATAGCTAAACGAAAGAGCAATATACTAGCGGAAATGGATAAAGAGTCAACAAGTAATAACACCCGGTCAAAATTAGAAAAGGAATTAACGATGCTAGAAAAGAATGAAAAGAAGTTATTAGGATTATCAAACAATGAAAATATTGATGTACTTGCTTCTATGTTCGAAAAGATGCATATTGGATCTCCACGCAAATCTAAAACTCCACGCAAATCTAAAACTCCGCGTATTAAAAGAAAATCAGTCAAAAGCAAAAGTAAAAAAAATATAACAAATGCTGAACCATCTATATTAACACGGGCTCATACAAAATTTATTAAAGAAATGGAACATAAAGGTGCTATGGCAAATGTTGGTGAAAAATATACAAAAGAATATAGAGCAACACGAAATACGACTAAGAAAAAAAATAATAATACTAAGAAAAAAACGGCCAAATAATAATAGTAATGAATAGATGAATGATAAAACAGTTAAAAGTGTTATGAATTTATGGAAAAAACGCCTAGCCCAACACAAGTCTAATAAAAAGGATAAAGTTATTTTTTCAACAAAGATACCAAATAATACGACAAATAAAAAAGTGACATTTAAGATTGGTCCAAATGAAAATAAAGTAGAGAAAAAAGTGATATTTAGAATTGGTCCAAATGAAAACGTAGTAGAAAATACAGTAGAAAACGCAGTAGAAAATACAGTAGAAAACAAGGTAGAAAACAAGGTAGAAAACGCAGTAGAAAACGCAGTAGAAAGTAATATTAATTTAAAAGAATTATTAAATGCTATAAAAAATATAATATCAGAAAATACTAATAAAACAAAAAAAAAGCGCAAACTAATAAATAATTCTTCATTACAACCTAAATTAAAGAAGATACGATTAATGACAAGATATCAAAAAGCAAAAAATACAAGAGAGAAAAGGAAGAAAGAAGAAAAAGAAGCAGCTAAGAAATTATTAATTGTTGGTAAAACACGATCAGAAACAAAAAAAATGAAAAATAATAACATAAAAAAACACTAAACTCAATTATATAGTTCCTTCATATGTAAAGAAATCTTTACATATCTAAACAGATGAATAGTTATGTTAGACCCGGTGGAGATATAACTACATTACTTGATTTAACAGATAGAGATGAACAAGATAATGATTTTTTTCCATTAGAAACTAATGTTACATGGTTTACACGAAATTCTAATCGCAGAAATATTCCATTTGTTCCAGTAATTCAAGATTTTCCCTTTCGTGGTCCAGCCAACTATGGACAACGATTTACTTTTGATATCGGTTCTGTTCCATGTGGTGATATAATGCTTGGAACGGCTATACAGATTCAATTATCTCATTGGTTAGATATTACAACACAATTAAATATTTCTACTGGTGCCTATACATATGATAATCCTCAAAATGCTTTCTTTTTTGCTAATTCTATTGGTTCTGCTCTTATAGAAAAAGCTGAGCTAGAAATTGATGGTGTTACGATTGAATCACTTGATGGAGACTTTATTTATGTTTATAGTAGTCTTGCTACAGATTTAAATCAACAATTTGGTTTAGCAACTGATACATTAGGATTAGTATCAACATCGGACATATTAAACTGGAATCCGCAGAGAAATTTTCCAATAGAAGATGGTAATATTTTTTGTGTTATTCCATTTTTCTATATGAGAAATCGTTATCGTGAAAGTCTTCCTATGATTGCTGTAAAAGAAGGTTCTGCGCGTATTCATATAACATTTCGTCCATTTGATTATGTTGTAAGACAATTAAGAGGATTTAGAAATACTTGTACATCTACACCATTAGGACAAACATTAACATTTAATAATGGAACTATAACAAAAACAATTACACAAGTAATACCAGATTTTCAACAAGTAAAACTTATTACATATGGAGCATATCTAAGTGGTGAAGAACGTAATAAAATGTTACGAGATCCATTTGAACATTTAATACGAGAAATTCAAACATTTACATTTGATGAGCCATTAAAATATGTTGTCTCTAAACTAGCAAATGATAGTATGACAATTCAGCTACCTTTAGAGGCGAACCATCCGCTAGAAGAAATTATTTGGTTTATCCGTAGAAAAGCAACAAATATAAATAATGAACATACTAATTTCAGTAGTGTTATTGAACAAGAATATGATCCTATATTTAATCCAAAAATGCCATTATTACAATCCGCTAAACTACAAGCAAATGGAATTACTTTGTGTGATGCTCCAGAACAATATTACAGACAATTAATAGCAAATCATCATAAAGGTGGTATAGTATCATATAATAGATTTATTTATGGTTATCCATTTGCTCATCATCCATCTGAAGAACATCAACCATCTGGTTCTCTGAATGCTAGCCGTCTTCAGAGTCTAAAACTTACACTAGAAGTAAAACAGCCAGAATCAAATTTTGATACTTCTTGGGAAGTGAAAGTATTTTGTATTGGTTTAAATTGGTTACGATTTATGAATGGTATTACTAATAAATTATTCACAGACTAATTTTATTCTTACAAATTCATATTTAACAATAGGAAGACGTGTAAAAGGATCTCTTTTTTCTCCATTATTTTTTAAAATGATACATAATTCGTCAAGTGAATATATATAATTATAGTTATTATTAATTACATAATAATAATCATCTTCATTATAAGTATTAAATAATATAGGTGTGTTTTCTGATTTATTTAGATTAATAGTCTTAGCACTAAGTTTTTTATAACTTAATTTAAGAGATTTTAACCACATTATGTCTATTATCATTATATGATAATATGGTATCAATTTTTTCATATTATTTTACCAGATTCTGAAATACACAATTAATTTTTAATATCTGCCTTTTGTCGTCGCTCTTTCTTACTTACTACCGCATGATATCCATCTGTTATAGGTATAACAGATCTACAAGTAGAACAAGTCATAAATACTAGTCGTGATGCTGAATCACGAGCAAGTGTTGTATCAGTAGACTTACAATTTAAGCAAGTAACATAGGAATTAATATACTTAGAAATCAATGATTCAAAATATTTAGATTCATATCTACCTTGAACGACCATTTGATTATCCTTATTTATTGAAATCATTGTACCCAATTCATTTTTAAAGAAACTTAATAGATGATCAGAATCACGATTTAATAGCATATATACTTTATCATAGTTTCTCCAGAGTGTACGAGTGCTTCCTAGACGTCCAATATCTGGATGTGGAAGACGCAATCGTCTATATGGAGTTTTATCTTGTGGATTATCTGTTGTGATACATTTATAAATACGTTCTAATAGGATATCATAGGATATAGCCTCATCATCATCATCATTATGTATTGTCTTTGGCAAACACTTCTTCTTCTTTTTCATAGCAAACATATTTTCAATCCATAATACTATTCATTTTATAATACTATTTTATATGAAATAAACAATCAATTTTTTACATCTAAAAAAACCTTATTTCATTTATTAGATGGCAGCCTCTATATTGAGAATTCTTCATAGTGGAGTTCAAGATACAAGATTATTATGTCCGAAAGGACAGCCTAATATTGAATCATTCACAAAATTATTTATTCGTAGTGGAAGATTTACAACGCAATGGGCAAGATTAGATTTTGATACTATACCAAATTTAAATACAAGTTGCACTTTAACAATTCCAAGAAAAGGTCATTTAGTTACAAGATTATATTTGGTTACTACTATGCCAGATATAGCAACAATTCAATTACAAGCACAAAGTAATAGTAATTTTGTAGGACCATATTTTGGTTGGACAAATAGTCTTGGACATGCTTTAATTAATGAAACCACAATTAGTATTGGTGGAGCAAAAATAGAACGACTTGATGGAAGACTTATGGAAATTATGGATGAATTCTACAATCCTCTTGAAAAACAACAATCTATGAATAAATTAATTCATAGAAAAGATAATGGATTTAGTTATAAGAGTTTTGGAGTAACTGATGAAAATCCTTCTGTTGTTGTAACTCCTTTACCTTTCTGGTTTAGTTGTGGTGATAGCGGATTAGCATTACCTATTGATGCGATTCAAGCAGATTTAGTTCAACTTTCTGTAACATTTAATCCAATCAATAATTTATATGTAAGTTCCGCATACCAGCAACTACCATATGGCACTCCCGTTGCGGGTGATGCCTATTATCCTCTAAGTAATTCTCAATTTTACGTGAGTAATAATGCTGGTTCAAATGTATATGGATTACCTGGCTTAGTAAGTGCTATACCTGGAGTTCAAATGCCTAATACTTTTAATTTAGGTTCAACTTATGTTTTAGCAGAATATGTATATTTAGATAAACCTGAAGCAAATAGATTTCGTCTTTCTGATATAAAGATTCCTATAGTCCAACATTACAATTTTGATCCAGTAGATACTCAAAATATGAATAAACTAAATTATAAATTTAGTGTTCCGAACCCAACACGTAATCTCTTTTTTTATCTAAATCGTTATGAGGCTCTACGATATAATGCTACCTTTCTGGCAACTCGTGATTTAAATGGTGTTGGAACAAATGTTCCATGGTGGCCTGATGCTTCTGGTTTAGAAAATCCTCAATGGTTAGGATCTATACGTTCTGGATTTAGCACACGAGATTCTGAACCTCTTAATCGTATTGCTTTAGAATATGAAGGAAAATTAATAAGATTTTTAACAGATTGTCCTAGTTTATTTCGTAGCGTTTTACCAAGTCTTGAAATGAAAAAAAGTCCTTGGGTTAATCGTTACTATTATACTTTAATGTTTGGATTTCAACATGGATTACTACCTCCAAGTTTACCTTCTGGTGAAGCGAATTTAGATAAAATGTTAAATATTGAATTACAACTTGGATTACATCCAAATACTGGAAGTCTTAATGTAAATAATGTTCCACGATATTATATGAATCTGTATGCAGAAACATATAATGTATTAAGAATTTATGGTGGTCGTGCTGGATTATTATTTTCTTACTAAATCTATTTTTTCAAACACAGCCCAACCATTTCGCTGGTTTCGTTCCATATATTTCATTTTCCAAGAAGAATTATGTTCTAATGTTTCTACAATCTTCTTACACTTTTCTGTATTAATATCATCTAATATGAAAACCTTTGTTGTAGGTTCTAACTTTTTAAACTCATAATAAGTTAAATACTCAGAACCATCTAGAAGCACAACTTCTGGTTTACATTCTACAAAATCCATATATTTTGCTTTACTTAAACTTGATATATCATCTTTTAACCATTCATTATTAATATTTTCAAATAATTCTAATAAATTATTAATATCCTTTGAAACATCTTCCCATTTTAAAATGGACGCATTTTCAATATATATATATTTTACATTTTTATATTTTTCTTTTGCTATTGCATATAATTCTTTATTAATTTCTAACGATACAAAATAAAAAGATGATGGATCTCTATGTTCAAATCCCTTTGCAAAACAATAGGTTGATCCTCCTCCATTCCAAGTTCCAATCTCTAAATAGTTTTTAAATCTTGTATCCTTAGCATATTCCGCAATCACTTGTCCCATAGAATCATTATACTTTATTTGGCCATCATTTATCATTCTTCTTCTTAAATGTTCTTTTGGGCTTTATATTGTTTTCATAAATAGCTTTCGCTGCTTCTAAACTTAAAGTCTTTACATCAAGACCACTTGGCACCGATACAAATGTTGGTTTCTTATGTGCACTTGGTTTCTTATACATGTATTGACCATATTGTCCCTTCTTAAAGATAAAATCTCCCAATATATGTAAAGTATCACTGTTCTCTAACTTTTTTACAATACTTTCTACTGTATCACCAGCTTTTAATGAAATATTCTTTCCATCATATTCTATATATTCTCCAAACTTTCCTTTCTTTCTTAGCAATGGCTTTTCATCATAGTATCCAAAGATATCTACTTGTGTTTTTTCTTCTAAGAACTTTTTAACAATTTCATCAGTAATTTTTTTAAACTCAACACCTACAGGCCATCCAATAAACGTTCCCTCTTTTACTAGACATGGTCCGTTGCGTGTAATAACTGCTTCATATCCATCACATAATATAGTTTTCTTTGATCTAGAGATTTCTTTGGCTGGAACTTTCTTTAATGTTTCATATTTTTCTTTATAAGAGTTATATGTATCATTACAAACTTTTCTCCATTCTTCAGAACCTTTTTCTACTAAATCAAGTCTATCTTCCATTTGTTTTGTAAATCCAAAATCAAAGAGTTCTTTGAATTCTCGTATACAGAATTCATACACTTGAGTTCCTAAAATAGTTGGCATCATTTTTTGTTTTTCTCCAGATTTCATTTTAGAATCTATCTTTTTCTCACAAGGCCATGTATGTGGTTTAATACTATATGTTATTATTTTAGTTTCCAGTTTTGGTTCTTTATCAATCTTAACATATTCTTTATCAACAATGGCTGCTACTAATGAAGCAAAAGTAGATGGACGACCAATTCCTTTCTTTTCTAACTCTCGCACAAGAGTTGCTTCATTATATCTTGGAGCCGCATTTGTTATATTTTGTTTTGCTTCTAATGATAACCAATTAATCTGTGTTCCTACTGTTAGACTTGGCCAATTATCTTCTATTGTTTCTTCATCTTCATCATCTAATTTTGTTTCACTTTGACCTACAATCTTCCATCCTTGGAAATTAGTTTTCTTCCATACACCTTCATATGTAAATGTATCATCTTCTATTTGCCATTGAATCTTTCGTTCTTCACCTCTGGAAGCACTCATAATACTTTGTAAGGCACGTTTATAAATAAGATTGTAAATATGTTTTTCTTGTTGAGTAAAATCTGCTGATAATGTTTCCACATTAAAATGAGTTGGTCTGATACATTCGTGGGCATCTTGATTTTTTACTTCACCATGTTTTTGTTTTTGTTTTTCTACTCCCAAATATATTTTTCCATATTTTTCTTCCACTAATTGTTGGGCTTCTAAAATTGCTTCTTCAGATAATACAGCACTATCAGTTCTCATATATGTAATATGTCCTGCTTCATAGAGTTTCTGAGCAATTCTCATTGTATTTTTAGGATTAGAATTATATAACGCTGATGCTTCTTGTTGAAGTGAAGATGTAATTAGTGGAAGTGGAGGATTATGTATTGTTGGTTTTGTAGAAATATTTGTAATTGTGGCATTAGATGTTTTATGGATATTTTCAAGATAATTTAATGCGGATTCTTCATCTTCTAACATGTCAGTCATTGTTCCATTAAATCTATTATCTTTATAACTCCAATTACCACCAACTTTCCAGAAATATTGATATTTAAAATTTGTAATTTCATTTTCTCGTTCAACAATAAGTCTTAGTGCTGGAGTTTGACAACGCCCAGCAGATAATGATGGACCAACAAATCGCCATAAAAGAGGAGAAATAGTAAATCCAACCATTAAATCTAAGACTGCTCGTGCTTGTTGAGAATTTACACGATGTATATTAATTGTTCTAGGATTCTTTACAGCATTTAATATAGCATGTTTAGTAATCTCATGGAATACTATACGAGGATTTGTTGCTACATTAAGATTTAACGCAATAGCAACAGAATAAGAGATCGCTTCACCTTCTCTATCATCATCACTCGCTAAATATATTTTAGTAGCATTTTTAGCTGCTTCTCTTAGTTGAGTGATAGTTTTCATCTTTTCGCTCATAAACTCGTATTCTGGTTTAAACCCATCTTCAATATGAAGTGATTTTAAATCTTCTACCAAATGACGAATATGACCCATAGATGCTAAGACTTTCCATCCATTTCCAAGAAATCCTTCTATTTTTGAGCATTTAGCTGGAGATTCTACTATAACTAGATTCATTTTATAATAACTTTACTATATGGAAATATGGTTTAATTTTATGGATTTTTTACTTAATTATGAAACTATCTCTTAATTTTGGAGTTCCTCTAAAATTATTTTGTGTAAAATAACCAATGATATATTTTTTTAACATTTCTACATCATCTATTTCATGCCAATGATTTACATCATCATTCCAATAAAATTTATTAAATATTTCACTATTTTCTAAGTAACCAAGTCTATATATTGTGTTTATATCTATATTTGGAACTTCAAAATAGTCTGTATGTAAACATATTATATTATTACCTTCAATTAATGAAACAATTTTATATCCATATGATTCTAATACTTCTTTTCCAGCTTGAATAGAAAATCCAAAAAAATGAGAACTGTCATATTCATAAGATTCAGCATATTTAACTTCAAAATATACCGGTGGAGGAATCTTTTCATTAATTTCAGCAATAATAATTTTTGGCTTATATTTATCTAAAATATTTCGTAATATTTCTAAATCATAACTATCAATATCTATTTTAAGAATATCTGGTTCTTTAGGAACATTGTATTTTTTAAATATATCATTAATTGTATGGGGATATATAAATCCTATATGAATATCAACATTTGAATTATTAATATTATTTTTTAAACTATCATATAAATAGGGTCTCCCTTCAATACATAATCCAGAATTAGATATATCTGTTAAATAAGAAAATATAGGACCTGGTCCATCAGATGCTCCAATATCAACAAAATAATTATTAGTTTTTTCCAATCTTGAATATAACTGTTCAATAGAAAAATTATTAAATTTTTTTTCTAAATCCATATATTAATAAATTATAAAAAAATCTTTATACCTAAACACAAAAAATACTACATGATTAGGAATGAATACAGAGTGTAAAATAAAAGATGATGATGAAATTTTAGAAGAAGAGAAGAATCATTTTAATTTCCGAAGATTTACACCAGAAGAAATTTTAAAGAAAAATAATCCATTTGAACGCAATAAAAAAAGAGAACTTTCATTTCCTTTTTTATTCCAAAAGAAAAAAGTAGAACATAAATCTATTACAGTAAGTTTAGAAGATATTATAAATAAAGTGAAAGATTTATCATTTAACAGTCCTTTAGTAAATTCTCCAAAAACACCTCCTTATTCTCCATATGATATATCTGAAAATAAAATACCATGTTTAGATTTAAATAAATCTGGTTCTATGAATATAGATGGATCATAATAGAACGGCATATTTAATTAATTCAACTCCAAAGTATTATTATATTTTGGAATTACATTTAGTATTGTTAAGAAGATATGCTCCAAATCTAAAATGGCAAGTCTATTTGGCTACTGAAGTTCCAGAACACCCAGTATGTCAACTTTTAGTAGAGAAATATAATGTAAATTTGTTAGTGTTAGAAAAAGAAAATACATCTTTTCTTACTTCAAGAAAAAGAGCATTGGAACTTTTACCAGAAAATATTACAATGGTTTTACCAATGCAAGAAGATTTTCTTTTGGAAAGATTTATTGATGAAGATGCTATAAAGAATTCTATAGATTATTTGGAGGGAGATCCAAGATTATTTTCTGTTCGTTATATGCCTTGCCCTGGACCTCAAGGTTCTGAAAAGTATAGTGAATGGTTAAGAATCACACAAATGTATGATACATATGGATTTACATTTCAAGCAACTTTATGGAAACGTACTTATTGCCAACACTGGTATGATGCTATAACAAATAGAGTAAAATCTTATAATAATAGTATTGATTCTAAAAAGTTAGAAGTAGATATGAATATTGCAGAAAATTCTGAAGGACAAGAATTATATTATTCTTTATGGAAAAAAGGATATAATAAACAAATAGGATGGCCGAGAGCACATAAGTATCCTAATGCTGTATATTTAAGCCCGTGGCCATACCGTCCTACTGCTATTGTAAAAGGAATTCTCCAACCATTTGCAAAAGAGTTAGCAATCCGAGAAGGTGTTAATATTGATTACCAGAATTTGTAATATGAATAAATACAGAATTTTTATCACCTATATTATTGTTGATAAAAGTGGTAGCACGTTCAAATCCGCTTCTAAATACATCATTACCATTAGTTGATTTTAATAAGGCATTACCATCAGAAACATAATGTAGCAAGCTAAAATTTAAATTAGATCGTGTTGCCATTGAATCCAATTCAAATTGCATTGGTTGAATAAAACTATTTGATAATGGTCTATTAGTAAAAGATGAGAATCCATAAGGATATGATGAATTAATATTAATATATTGTTGAACACCAGATTGAATAACTGGTATATTTATATTTGTAATTGGATTATAATACATTAGATGACTAGATAAAGAAATTACATTTTTAATACTAGAATTTCCTTCTGGATATAATGTTAAACTAGAAATACTTGATGGAGTAATTACTGGAGAAAATGTAAAATTTGGATAGAATTCTAAAAATACACGTGATGATCCATTGGGATTTAAATATTTTGAAAATCCATTTGAAAAATTATATTGAAAACTACTAAAAACTGTAACATTCGCTCCAAATGATGCGGTTGACATTAATAGATTACCTTTAGTACCCGTATATCCAATAGTTGAATTAATATTTGGATATGTTAATAAATTATATAGAGAACTTGGCATAATAGGAAAAAGTTTATTCAATGTGCTTGGCAGAGCATAACCTATTGTGCTAGCAATTGTACTTGTTAAAGATGGAATACCAATATTAAGAGCAGAACCATCAGAATTTGTTGATAAATATAGTTCTGATGACATAGATGAAAGATTTAAAGTACCATTTGTAGTAGTAGCAGTTAATACTGTTTGACCGGGTATACTAATATTTGTATATGTAAAAGAACTAATTGAAATAAATGATGTTGTTCCATCACCATTTGCTGATAAAACAAGCGTTGATGGGATTGAAGTATTACTAAGAGTTAAGAAACGTAATGAATTTAATTGTAACATATCCAATTGCATAGTTTTACGTGATGTTGCTGCCATAATATCTTTCTTTTTTATGGTGCTATATTTTGAATAGAGAGATAATACGAAGAAGTAGAATCCATAAAGATTTGAGCATTATTACTTGTAAATCCAACATTTACACCAGAAGCATATACATTTATGAATCTATGATTTAGTAAGTAAGGATATACATAATTATTATTAATTACAGAACCTGATAAATTAATTCTTAAAGGCTGTTGAAATATATTAGAAGAAGAATTATTCATTGCTAAAAATTTTGTTTGTTGTTGAATACCGATATTTGAACCATTGTATTGAATAAAAGAAGATACATGATATATTTGAGGATTTGAATTAGTATTTATTTGAGAAAATATAATATTTGGATAAACTTCTAAACTTAAATTTGTTTTATTTGTTATATAAGATGAAAATTTATCTAATTGAGTATCAAGAGTTGATACATAAAAATCAAGACCATTTACATATGGAGTAATATTACTATTATTTCCTTTATATGTAATTGATGAATTATAAAAACTATTATAGAAATAAAAACTACTAATTGTACTGATTGTTACATTAATATTAGAACCGGCTAACACAAGTGCTCCAGCATTGTTTAAATAAATATTTTGTTTTTTATTGTATAAATCAGTAGAACTGCTTACTAAATTATTATTTACTGTTATTATTGATGAGAATAATGAAGCCGAACTTACATATCCTAGAGTACCTAATCCATATACAGTACTTTGTAATACGGTGGAACTAATATAACCAGTTGTTCCTAAATTATTTATAGTATTTGATAAATATGACGTACTTACATAACCAAATGTACCTAATCCAATTAATGAACTTCTAAGACTTAATGTGCTTAGATAATTAAATGTACCTAATCCAATTAATGAACTTGTTAATGATAATGAACTTACATAACCTAGACTACCTAAACCAATTAAAGAACTTGTAAGTGTAGAACTACTTACATATCCATATGATCCCAAATTAGTAATAGTGCTTGTAAAAGCGAATGAACTAATATATCCCGCTGAACCAAGCCCATTTACAGTGCTTACAAGATTTGATGTATTTAATGATCCCGACAGAAATCCAGATTCTAAATTATAAATATGTGTAGAGAGGGTATTAATTGTAGAAGGTAAATATCCAACATTATTATCTATAGAACTTATATTATTAATAACATTTTGCCAAGAAATATCTCCAACACCATCGGTTGATAATATATAATTTGTTGATACTGGAAAATTTGTATTAGGATCTATTGCTAATAAACTTCTAAAAAGTGTTGGATCCATAATCGTTCTATCTTAGAAAAAGAATCAATACTCCTAATAAGTAGCGAATATGACAGGAAATGGCGGTCTGTTACAACTTGTAGCAACAGGAAAACAAGACATATTTCTTACCGGAAATCCACAAATAACTTGGTTTAAGATGGTATATCGTCGTTATACTAATTTTGCTGTAGAATCACAAGCAATGTTTTTTGATGGAGATCCAGATTTTGGAAAACGATTATCTTGTTTAGTTCCACGAAGAGGTGACTTACTTGGTCCTATAGTATTAGAAGTTACATTACCAGCTTTAACACTTACTGATGGAACTCCCGTATCCTATGTAAATTCTATTGGCCATGCCTTGATTGATACAATTACACTAGAAATTGGAGAACAAGAAATTGATACACAAACGGGCGAATGGATGGAACTTTGGTCTAATATGACAACGACAACAATGCAACGACAAGGATTTAATGATATGATTGGAAAAGTAGATGATTATATTGAACCACAAAATTTTGGTCCTTTAAAACTATATATTCCTTTACGATTTTGGTTTTGTAAAAACCCTGGCCAGTATTTACCTCTTCTTGCTTTACAATATCATCCTATACGTATTAATATTAAATTAAATCCTTTACAAAGTCTCTTTTTTACAAATGGTATAACAACAAATTGTAATACTCTTTCTGTAAATCCTGTTAAAATTACTGATATGAGATTATTTGGTGATTATGTATATTTAGATGTTGAAGAGCGAAGACGTTTTGTGAGTAATACACATGAATATTTAATTGAACAAATTCAATATACCCCCCAAATATCTATTCCAACAGGGGCAACATCTTCGGCGGTTCGTCTTGAATTTAATCACCCTATTCGTGAACTTTTATGGTTTATTCAACGTAATCAAATGATAACAAATCATGAATATTTTAATTATAGTTCTACTAGCATATTTGAATCTGGTGTTCGTAAAGATCTTTTACAAGATGCTATTGTTCAACTTGACGGATATGATAGGTTTGATAGACGTGATGCTGGTTATTTTAGATTAGTCCAACCATTTTATCACCATACATGTGTTCCCAATAATTTATTTATCTATAATTATTGTTTTGCTTTAAGACCAGAGGAACTTCAACCTTCTGGTAGTGTAAATGCCAGTCGCATTGATAGTTTTGTATTACAATTAAATATTGTTCCCGATGCTACAAATGGTTCCACTCCTCCTAGAGGAAACGCATATGCCCGAGTATACGCAACAAATCATAATGTTCTACGAGTAGTTAATGGATTTGGTGGAATATTATTTACTATATAAACTAGCATTCAATTAGGGTATGGCAACATTAAATCCAATAAATTTTATATCAAAACCAATTTCATATCTTAGAACTGGAGTTAATACATTTATACCACCATTTCCTTTATGGTTATATAAATATCTTGCTCTTTTTCCAGTAACTGGATTCTTAGGATTAGATCATTGGGCTATTGGTTCTCAATTTACTGGTTTAGCAAAATTATTTATTAATGTTTTAACTCTTGGTTCGTGGTATGCTTATGATATTGTTCAAATTTATAATAAACAAGATATAAGACATAATGGTTTAGATTATCCTTTTTTTGATTTAGGTAAAATTGCTGTTGGTAAAATTGATGATGAACCTATGGAAAATATGAGTAAAAATACAAAAACTTGGTTATTTATTTTAGCTACTTGTGCGTTTGGTGGATTATATTATATATCAACATTCTTTTTAACACAATCAACAGACCCAATATCTAGTGCTATAAATATTATCAGCAAAGGTTCATTTTATATTACTCTAGCATTAGCATTATTTACACTATTTTTCTTTATTACAACAAAAACAACAAATATAATGTCAACAATTACAGCAACAAATCCAGTAACATCATTATTACAATCTACTGGTTTATCTACTACTGCTTTGCCAAAATCTAGTGTTCAATCAGCATTAGGTTTACTAAGTGGAGGAGGATATGATGAATTAAAAGCCACTGCTAAAAATGTTCTCAATGGTGGTAAAAGTGATAATTTAGATCATTATTACTTTTTTTCTTTATTACTTTTATTACCATTAAGTGGATTTATCGCTTACAATATAAAGACAAATAAATAATAAAATCTATAGATGAAATATTTAGAAAATCAAGAACAATTTGAACAACTTATTGGACGCACACCTTGCGATTTTGAACTTCCTGACTTAGTTGTTGTCTGGTTTAGTGCTCAATGGTGTGGTCCTTGTCGCAAAATTAATCATGAACTATTAATATCACGTTTTCCAGCAACATGGTTAAAGTGTGATATTGATAAAAATACATATACGGCTGGATATTGTGGTATTCGTTCTGTTCCTACTTTTCTTGTAATATATAAAACGAAAATTCTTGGAATAAAATCTAGTTCAGATAATCAAGAAATTCTTTCGTGGTTAGAAAGTCTTTTAATACAATAGATGTATGATTATTTAATAATTGGTGGAGGAATATCTGGATTTTATTGTGCTTTAGAATTAATAAAACACAATAAAAATATTTGTCTATGTGAAAAATACTCTGATTTAGGTGGTAGAACTTTAACATACAATAAAGATGGTTATAATTGGGAAATGGGTGCTGGAAGAATTTCTGAAAAACACACATTACTTATTAATCTTATGAAAAAATATAATCAACCACTTGTATCTATTAGTAGTGATTTATTATATAAAAATGGATGCCAAATTGAACCAAACATTTTTGAAAGTTCTATACATGCTATGTTTGGACCATTAAAAACTCTTAGTAATGAAACATTAGCAAATAGCACTATTAAAGATTTATGCTATAAAATTCATGGAAAAGAAAAAACTGATACATATTTATCTAGATTTCCTTATAAAGCAGAAGTTGAAATTCTACGAGCAGATTTAGGTTTAAAAAGTTTTTATAATGAAATGGGATCACATGAAGGGTATTATGCTGCGAAAAATGGATTCTCAAGTTTAATAAATGCCATGAAAGAAGATTTTATTTCTAAAGGAGGAATAATATTTACAAATTATAAATTTATTAATGTTAATGTTAAAGATACTATTATTTGTGATTTTTTAATTAGAAAATCTAAACGATCTGTGACTCTAGAAACAAATAAACTTATTTGTGCTATTGAATCTGAGAATTTGAAAAAAATCTCTTATTTTAAAAATCTTGAAGTATTAAAATTTATAAAAATGGAACCTCTTCTACGAACATATGGTGTTTTTACATCTGGATGGTTTTCTCAACTTCCAAGAATTGTTACATCAAATCCTATTCGTTATTTTTTACCAATTAATTATGAAAAAAATATTGCTATGGTAAGTTATACCGATTCATCTGATACAAAAATATTTCATAAAGTATTAACAAAATATGGTGAAAAATCTCTTGGAAAATGTATTTATAATAATCTTACACAATTATTTGGATCTTTACCAAAAATGGTATATTTTAAAGCACATTATTGGAAATATGGCGCTTCTTATTGGTTGCCTGGCAAATATGATCCTATGATAGAATCAAAAAAATCATTAAAACCATTTGATTGTGAAATATATTTAATTGGAGAATCATATAGTTTGAGACAAGCATGGATAGAAGGTGCTTTAGAACAAGTAGAAAAATTATTTACTACTTATAGATTATGATAGATATTCATTTTGCGTTATCAATCTTCCATTTATTATTTGTTGTTCCATTTTTTCTATATATCTTTATTCAACGGGCAGCAACACCCGATTTTATCTATAATATATTATTTGTTGTTGGATTATTTGTATTAGTATATCAAACCTATAAAGCATTGCTACGATACAGCACAAATTCAAGTTCTTTATGGATTAATCTAATCCATATATTTCTTATTGCTCCATTAATTATATATATTGGATTTAACGCAAAAAAAACACCAAGAGCAGCATATGAACTACTCGGATTAACTACATTTGCTGCTGCTGGTTATCATTTATTTAACTTAATAAAACTCACACAAGTTATTGATGAAAATGATAGCTAAGCAATCATCTTTATAATTTTTTGTTTGTGTATATCATCTGTCTTAATACAACTTAACGCATGGTAATAGAATGCTGTTGTTGATTGAAAGTGATTCTTACAACTCGCACATGAATTATTATCATCAATAATATCATCAATTTCATTTTTAAAATGCTTACGAATTACATGAATTCTGCGATTTGCTTTAGTAACTGCTTCAAAACTACAATTATCAAAACAACATTTATACATATTTTCTTTCTTTGTTTGATCTTTGTGCTTTGAGATTTTATGAACTTCTAATGAAGTTTTTTGAAGAAATTCTTTCTTACAAATATCACATTCATATGGAAGTTTTCCTTCATGTTTTAACATATGATAATACATTGTATTTTGTTTCTCTTTCACGATGTTACAATTAGGACATACAAAATATCCTTGTTCATTCTTAATATATTTAGATAAAGATGACATTACTATAAATTTTTCCATCAAAATTTTGTTTCAATTTTTTGGGAAACAAAAAATAGGAAGCAATTTTTTGGGAAACAAAAAATAGGAAGCAATTTTTTGGGAAACAAAAAATAGGAAGCAATTTTTTGGGAAACAAAAAATAGGAAGCAATTTTTTGGGAAACAAATTTTACTATTTAAAAGTATTTTAATATTTTTAAATAATGAAGATTCTTACATTAGCCATTGGCGATGATTTTCGTAAAAGTCTTAGTAGAGCATTAAATTCTAAAAAAACTTATTGTGAAAAACATGGATACCAATATATATTAGGTGACGAAAAATTCTGGGATAGAGAGCGACCTATTCCATGGTCTAAAATTCCTTTTCTTTTATCTGTTCTTAATTCTTCAGCCGATGGAGAATATATTTTTCTAAGCGATGCTGATGTATATATTACTAATATGGATTTTGATATTGAAAAAAGCATAGTTCCTTTATTAGAAAAACATATGGGAAAAGATTTATTAATGACAATTGATTCATGTGGTCATATTAATGATGGTAATATTTTAATTAGAAATAGTGCTTGGTCTAGAGATTTTTGGAAACGTGTTTCCGAACAAACAGATTTACTATATCATCCTTGGTGGGAAAATGCCGCTGTTATTAAACTACTAGAAGTGAATTCTTCAGACTTTGATAAAACTGAAATTACTAATAAATGTACATTATTTAATGCTTATATTCAAGGATTGGAAGGCATGCCATTATGGACACCCGGTGATTTTCTTGTTCATTTTGCTGGAATCTACGATGTAAACCGTATGAATGAGTTTATGGATATGATTGATGCGGGTAAAATTCCTCGCAAAGATATTTGGGAATAAATAATTTCTAAAGAAATAATATAGGATGAATAATAATAGCAATGACGTTGATGATATGTTAAATGGTAGCAATAACTCTAATAACTCTAACAACTCTAGTAACAACTCTAGTAACAACTCTAGTAACAACTCTAGTAACAACTCTAACAACTATAGTATGAATGGTGGTCGCCGCAGACGCAATGCTACACGAAAGAATCGTAACATGGAAGGTGGTGCTAAGATTCCGGCAGTGGGTTCACATGCGCAAGTATGGCATGGAACCGCACGACACACAAGTGGTGGTCTCACTAAAAAGGATCTAATGAAAAATAAGCGTGGAAAGATTATTAGCCGAAAGAAGCATGCTCTTGGTAAAAAGGCATTACTCCGTCTAAAAAAGGCGGGTTTTGTTGCAAAGAAAGGCACATTTAAACTGTTTAAGAAATAGATTCCTTTAATTCCAAAGCATCCGCTAAATTTCTTAAATAATCTACAGCATGATGATAATTAATAATTGGTATAGCAGATTTTACTGATGTAAAATCAAACCAGAAAAGACTACCTCGTTTGTCAGATTCTCCAATTGAGTGCCATACAAGCGATACTTCTGATGCTTTTAATTCACTTAGAATACCTTTAATATTTACATCTTTCATTTTATTATGTAATACATTATTTGCCTCATCTGAACTTATTTTTGAACTAAAAAAAATAGAACTAAATTCATTTTTTGGTTGTATCTGTAATCCTCCAGTAATTAATGTTATTTCTGAACTAAATAATTGAGTTGGTATATCATTTCCATACCATAATACAATAAGAGGTTTTGCTGTATGTTGTAAAAATGTATAAGCAAGACGTAAATCATTATTATCTCTTATACGAAATATCGCATCAATGTATGTATTTTTTAAATACTTGGGTTGATGTTTCAAAAATACATCTGTAAAAATAACTACAGTTCTATGTCTTCGTAACATTTCTTCCGAATATAGTGTGAATAAACTATGAAACATGCTATCCAAGTGTAAAGCCTCTCCAATACAATATATCTTTTGCTTTTTCAATTGTGCCGAATAGGCTTCCAGTTGGATAGTATCACTCATTAATCTTTAATGTTTTTCTTAGTTAGGAAAAGAAACGCAGTATGGATTCAATTAATGGAGGAGCGCAAAAATCATTTAAACTTTCTTATTTAGCAATCCCATTTATTATTATTTTAGTTGATTTACCGTGGTTAGTATTAGGTAGTAAATATTCTAGTGGTATGATTAAAGATATTCAAGGTTCTGATTTAAGTGTTAAATGGATTCCATCCATTATTGTTTATCTAGCACTTTCATACTTAGTATTAATCCCTCAAGATTCTTGGAGTGCTTTTTATCTCGGTGCTGCAACATATGCTGTTTATGATTTTACAAATCTTGCTACTCTTAATAAGTATAATACTTGGTTTGCTGTATCTGATAGTTTATGGGGTGGAATATTATTTGTGATTGTTTTTAGACTTTTGAAGTGGTTAAAGATTAGTTAGTGCTTTTATAATAGATAGAATGGCAACCCGTTTATATCCAAAACGAAATAATATTAATACAAATCATGAAATATTTAAATATCGTCTTAACTGTCAAGAAAAAATAGATAGTTCTAAAGATACAAAAGAATGGTTAGAACTTGAAAATAAAATAGATCATAAATCTTCTGATTATAAATTATTTCATGCGCTCCTAGAAAAAGAAAAACATATTGTTGTTAAAATTGGACCTTCTATACTAACAAAAGAATTTCAGATTGCTAAAGAATTAGAGACGTTAAAACTATCTACTTTTTTACATTATTATTGTAAATTTCAATGTCTAGATGATTTTAATAAACTAAACAATTCTTCTAAATACCTTTGTAAAGACTCTTCTGGTAAAGAAATCACTATACTTGTTATGCCTGATATAGATTTAGGAGGTATAGGAAAATATAAATGGAATAGAACTAATTTTATCATTCTTAAAAATGTAATAAAACATGTTATTATATCTTTATTATATGCTTATAAAAAAATAGGATTTATCCATAAAGATCTTCATTTAGGAAATGTATTACTAAAAAAGACAAAAAGAAAAGAAATATTATATGGAGAGCTGGGAAGTTTAGAACTTATGGGGATTCTTCCAGTTATTATGGATTATGATAAATCTATAATTCAGAGAGATTCTTTATATTTAGTATATGATGATTTTGATAAATTTATTAATTTATTACATACGGATATGTTTGATATAAGAATTAATAGTGGCAATATGATAAATATATTAGATAAATTATTAAAAGAAAATAAAAATATACATGATATAATATCAATATTATTTAATGAAGTTGATAAATTTACAATACGACATTTAGTATCAGAACTACCACCTAGACCAGATTTCTCAAAACCGTTTAAGTTTTGATTTTTAAACCTAAAACTATTTATTAATTCGTATTAGAATGGCAAATCGATTATATCCAACACACAATTCAACAAACCATAATACATTTAAATATAAACTTAATTGCCAAGAAAAAATAGATAGTTCTAAAGATACAAAAGAATGGTTAGAACTTTTCAAAATTATACCACATGATAGTCCAGATTATAAACTATTTCATGCACTGCTAGAAAAAGAAAAACATATTGTTGTTAAAATTGGACCTTCTATACTAACAAAAGAATTTCAGATTGCTAAAGAATTAGAGACGTTAAAACTATCTACTTTTTTACATTATTATTGTAAATTTCAAT